GGCGTATTTCATGAAGAAGGAATATGGTTGGGGTGTGATCTGGATATCATATGCTACGGCAAATTTTGGCCTTATGGTAGTTGGTAATCAGTAAAATGGTGTAAATTAAACAAATGAGTTTATCATATAGTGAGTTTCCTGTTTATATAGGTCAAGTTGGAGTGGGTAAGACTGCTATTTCAGAACAAGACGGTTATATACTCGCCACTCAAGCTAGTGTAAATTACAATACAAATCATAGCCCCAACCGTAAACAGGGAAGTGTCGGTATAGGAACAACTCTTGATCAGTTTAACTATGGTGGTGCTCTTACTGTTGATATATCCATTGACTGTCTTCTACATACAGGAATGCTTTCTGGTTTAAAATTTCTAGAAGACGGGAACCAAGACAATTTCGTATCGATTCAATTAGGAAGCGGTCTTTATGGCAAATGTTACGCTAAAGATGTGTCTGTAGATATCGTCCCATTCGCCCCTGTGAGCCTAAAGGCTAATTTTACTTCTTTAGACCCTGCGGTTGATCAACAAATAAGTGGAGATCCAAACGTTTATCAAGGAATAGGCGTAACGACACATAGTGATGCTGTGGCTTATGGCCATACTTGCGGTTTTAGAGCTGGTGGAGCAAATGTTCTAAATGACACTCAAAGCCAAATAAGTTTTAAACGAAGTTATAACCGTACCCCAGTTTATGGTATTGGTTCTGTAAATGCTTCGGAAATGCTTTTGGATGGTGTTGAAGAAGAAATCAATATTAATTCTACTGGATTACGGAATCTAATAGATTTTAGCGGAGACTTTTTAGCAGGACCACTGATAGTTAATCTTTGCGGTATAGGTGGAACTGCTGTTATGCAAGAAACTAAGGATTTGATTTCCTTTCCAATGGGGTCTAGATTACTAAACGAGTCTTTTTCTATACAAGGAGCAGAAACTTTAACGACAAGTGCTACAATTAAACAGGTGAAATTATAATTTCAGTGTAATGTATATTACATATGGCACTTAAAAAATTGTCTAATTTTCGTCTAGAGCCTCATACATTCTTCTCTATTAAATTCAAAGAGAGGAAATTTAAGTTCACCCCGAATCAACGCAAATTTCTAGCGACTCTGCTAGATCCTGAAGTAAAAATCATGTTTGTGTCTGGACCAGCGGGTTCTAGTAAAACATACATGTCTTTATACGGTTGTTTACGTTTAATGGCTGAAGACAACGAGAAAGAACTTCTTTACGTCAGAAGCATTGTAGAAAGCGCAGATAAAGGATTAGGGAGTCTTCCTGGAGATATGTCTGAAAAGTTTAACCCTTTCACCCTACCTCTATATGATAAACTTGAAGAAATAATACATGAAGGCGATACTGCGTTCTTAAAACAAAAAGAAAGAGTATCAGCTATACCTATAAACTTTTTGAGGGGCGCTAACTGGAACAATAAGTTAATTGTAGCGGATGAAGCTCAAAACTTTACGTTCAAAGAATTAACTACATTAATCACTCGTATCGGAGAAGATACTAAGCTGTGTATATGCGGAGACTTTATGCAGAGCGATATTAATGGTAAGACTGGGTTTAAAGATATGTTTGATATATTTTCTGATGATGAGTCTAAAGAAAACGGTATAAGTTGTTTTTCATTTAACAAAAACGATATTGTTAGAAGCAAAATATTAAAGTTTATCATTTCTAAGTTAGAAAAAGGCAAGAAAGTGTAATATTATATATTAAAGCAAGAAAAAAGTGTTACGCGCAAGCGGCGAACTGCTACAAACATAAAAGACACAAGCCTTGTTTTTCTTTTTTTGAAAAATTTAATTTTAATTATATAAATATATAGTATGGCTCATCTATTTTGTCACAGTTGCGGTGCAAAACTTTCTTATGCTAATGCAAAACCTAATTTTTGTGGGAAGTGTGGTATACAACTTAACTCTTTAGCTTCTACAACTTCAACCAACACTTCAGCAGGTATGCCTGTGCTAGAAAAATCTGTAGTTATTTCTCAAGACGAGACAGATGCAGAGAGTGTACCTACAATTTCAAATTTTGAAGTAGAAGTCCAAGCGTCTGACAAAAGTCCTATGACTTTTGGTTCATTGGTAGGCGAGTCAACTAAATCCGATCAAGGTCGGGCTAAGAGGGCTAGATCTATTAATGAATTTATTGATGAAAAGAAAAAAGAAGGGTGAGTATACTTATGAAGACTTTTCTGAAGTAATTGATGCAGCGATTAAAAAACAGCAATATAAGTGGAGACTTAACGCTGTAAAATGGTTCGACTTCGACGATGTTCAGCAAATCATCAAATTGCACATTTCTAAGAAGTGGCACATGTGGGATCAAGAAAGACCTCTTGAACCTTGGATTGGTAGAATAATATCCAATCAAATAAGAAACCTAGTGAGAAATCACTACGGCAATTATGTCAATCCTTGCCCCCAGCAGCATGAGCCAGATCATGATCCGTCAACTTGCCCTATATGTCAAAAATGGGAAAAAACTAAAAAATCAGCTTTAGAAGTTAAGCTTCCTTTGTCTACCGAAGACTTTGTAAAAGAAGTAAAGAGTAAAGAATATCTAGATTTTAATTTTTCTGTATCTTTAGAAAGATTAAATGGGCAAATGAAGATCCGTTTGAGTAATATTCATTATACTGCGTATAGAATGCTGTATTTTGATAAAAGCAGCGAAGAAGACGTAGCTAAGTTTATGGGTTACAAAATTTCTGCTCAAAAAAGGAAGCTTGGGTATAGACAAGTGAAAAATTTAAAAAAGAAGTTCCTACAGGTAGCTATGGAAATACTAAAGGAGCAAGATATTATAGGAGATGGATCTAACTAAAGAACAGAAAGATTTTTTAAGGGAGAATGCATCAAAGATCCCCGATCTCATTGATTTGACGAAGCAGTGCTTCGAAGACGATTCTTTAGACGGGAGGTCCAAAGAAGGTAGAGCTGTAAGAAAGTTTTTAGTAGAAAACTCTATAGATTTTAAAACGACAGCAAGAATGCCTACCGAGACTATAGAATTCACAAAAGAGCAAAAAGATTTCATAATTCAACAAGCTGGAGAAGGATTGTCTTCTTTAGAGATAGCTCGCATAGTTTTTCCGTCTAGATCTGTCAGACCTTTGAGTAATGAGCAAAGAGCTGTCTTATCTCAAATTAGAGAGGTAAATCCTGACATTTTACCTTCTCAAGATTCAGGTGCTCTCAATTCATACATTGCACCGAAGTCTTCATCACGAATCATCAAAAAAATCAATGATGCCACTGGTTTGAGGTTAGATGAATCAAAACTTAATAGACAAAAACAAATTTGCGTAGAAAAACTTGGGGTCAACTTTTCTAACTCAAGATTTCTTAAAATTATTAACAATTATTTAAATCAAGAGGATCGAGTGTTGTTCGAACACGAATTTACTCGATTGACTTGGGATAAACCCGACTTAACCGCAGACGAAATAAATTTATATTTGAACGTGTGCAAGGAAGTCATAAACTTAGAAGTTATTAGCGCTCACTTGAACAAACTGAATAGTATGTTCGATGATGCTGACGAGCAGCAAGAAATGTCTATCAGGTTGGCTGAAATCATCAAAGCTAAGAGCGGAGAGTATCATCAATGTGAAACCCGCATTGAGAACCTGACAAAAAAGCTTCAAGGAGACAGAAGCGAAAGGATGAAGAAGATGAACAAAGAAAATGCTTCATTTCTGTCTATAGTGCAACTTTTCCAAGAAGAGGAAGAAAGAGAAACAATGGTAAGAATTGCAGAGATGCAAAAGGAGGCTGTGAAGCAGGAAGCGGAAAGATTAGAGGGTATGGCAGAATGGAAAGCAAGAGTTTTGGGAATCGGACAGCAAGATGTCATATAAATGTAAAATATGTGGGGATTCATTTGATTCCTTAAAGGGACTGCATTCTCACATGAGAAAGCACGGTAAACTGCTGGGAGATTACTATGTAGAGAATTATGGAAGAAAAGACAAGTTAACTGGAGAGTTAATACCTTTTAAAAATTATAAACAGTATTTCGCTACAGATTTCATAAATAAAAGA